TTAGATATTATACGACTATATTGTTCAAATTCTGATTTATTACTAATTCCTTTATTCAAAGCTCCTTTAAAAACTTCAAGATTCATTTTAGCAATTTCATCATATGCCGCTCTGATAGGTTCAGCTCCTGAAAGAGTGTCTAATTCTTTTCCTATTCTATCACCCAATCCCCATGGTAACATTCTTGGAATGCTCCCAGCAGAATACCCTAGCCCTCCTTGCCCTGAATACCCCACGCCCTTTTTTTCTATTAATTTATCTAGATCATCTAGTCTAGACAAAATTGTCTTGGCATTTTCAGCTTTTTCATAGACATCCCCAACTCGTTTTCTGGTCGTCTCATCCTGAGCCTTTATTTCAGCCGTCTCCCTATCGATTAAAGTCTTTTCCTTAGCCTTTTCTCTCTCAATCTGAGGTTCAGCTGCCTTCATATCATTGTCAAACTGCTGTTGAGCTCTTGCCATTTCATTTTTAAAATTAGCCTCAATTTGGTTACTATTTGCATTAGGATTTTGATATAAATCATTTCTTATTTCGTCTAATTCTGCTACTCTATTGTTATGCTTTTGTAGAATTTGATCTTGTATTGATTGTGGCTGAGGAGGTTGTTGGCTCTCTTGTCCTGGGGTAGGTTGGCCTTCTCTCCCTGCATTAGGATTGAGCATTTCTGATTCGGCTTGATAATTTTTTGTCTTCTCTGTCTCAGCCTGTCTCTCTGGAGCTACCCCAGGAATTTTTGATGTTGGTTGCCCTTGGCCAGACCTAGCAAAAGCAGAAGCTACAGAAGAGCCAGCAGAATTTAATAAAGTTTCATTGATAGCCTTTGCCCTCTCTTGGAGCATGCTAGGAGTAAGGTTTTTGTATATCCTTCCTCTATCAGGCTGGCCTTCTAGCTCTGCCAATGCCGACCCTGACCTCTCCCTTGCCGCTTGCTCAATCTTTGCCTCTCTCTCATCTTTCTGGCTCTGGAAATAGTTATCCATCTTCCCCTTGAGGTACATGTCTGAGACGTCTTTAACTCCCTGTCCCATGGCTTGTCCAAGAAGATACGAGGTTTTGGGTCGTCGTTGGTTGAAGTGTTCTGGCATCCAGTTAATTGTCATAAAATTCCTATATATTATTTGTTACCCAGTCCCACCTACAGGAGTTGGAGCTGGCGTAGCTGCTGACCTAATATCCTTCACCCCTTGCCCCGCTGCTCCCGCTGCTGCCCCTGCCAACGCTCCCCAAGGTCCTGCTGCTGAGCCTGCTATGCCACCTGCTAATGCCCCGCCTAACATTGGAAGAGCCCCCTGCCAGAAATTAGGCTGTTTACCTCTAGGAGGCACACCCATATATCCCCATGGTTGACGATTGAGGACTTGCTGTCTCTGTTGAAACTGCTGGTTCTGAGCGTAACGATCCATGTCCTGCTGCTGCTGCTGAGGTATCATACTAGCTGGTAAGGCAGTCTGAGCCGCGTTCATTTGCTGAGCGTACCTTTGCCCTGGTAGTTGCGCATATCCAAGCCCAACGTTCGCAGCTTGAGTTTGTTGGCCTAGCATCTGGTTAATAAGGTTGCCCTTAAGAGAAGCAAGATTTTCTGTCAAATTATTCCCTGCATTCATCATAGCATTCTGGAATCCTGACCCCCTAGCAGCATTTGCCCCTGAATATCTTGCTGCTATCCCTGGAGCTATTTCTTGATAAAATCTTTGTATATAAGGAGCCTCAAAACCTTGTAGGTGCTCCTCTGGGGTTTTCCCTAGAAGATTTTGTAAATAGGTTTGCCCAGCCCCCTCAACTGGGGAGGTTGGAGGACCATTTTGAACAGCTCTATCCATGAACCCAAGGGCGTGCCTCATCATCCCAGGCTCATGAAATTGCTCAGGGCGGACGTGTTCCCCAAATTTTTCTAGGATCTTTTTTTGCTCTGGTGAGTTTGTGGCGAACCTTTGGAGTCGAGTGTATTTTTTCCCAGATTGGATTTTTATTGATGATGTATCGCCTCTAGCGTCCCTTTTGGCCTTTCTTTTGTCATGTCTCTCATATCGTTTATAATCTCTTTTTGTAGGATAAGGAGTAAGAGACCCACCATGAGATTTATGTTTTCTCCCCTTCCCATGTTTTCCATCCTTATCCTCAATTGGCATCGAAATAGTGTGATGTTTTTTGTGACCCATATGAAATCCTTATTTTCTTGCATACTAGCATACAAGAAATTATTTGATTAACTCTTAAAATACTCTAGTATGACTATCCCAGAAAGTATGTTTGGCATTCCAGCGCCATTTAAAATATGTATATTTGCTGCATCTGCCCTTAATGACACAAAATCCAACCCCGCCCCTCCAGCATATGGTATAGGCCTCCAGTCTGGAGAATCTGTTGCCACTGTGCCCCTAATACAGGTAAAGAAGGTTAAAGGGGTGATCCCATGGGCAATTGCCACCGCAGCCCCAGTAGCGATAGCCCCAATGACAAAGCATTTTCTATAGACAAATCTTTTTTGCAAGCTCCCAGGAGTGAAAAATTGCTGCCCTGATATCGTCTCTTGAAGCTCATATCCCCCATTTTCCTTTGCATTAATACACAACGAGGTCTCGATGTAGGATTGTGTCAGGACAGTTTCCAGGTCCCCAGGGCGGGCGACGGGGAAGGAGCGGGAGGTTGTTAAAAAAGAACTTGTCATTATTGTATCATCCTGCCTGTTGGAGTCATTGTTAAGGTCATGGCATATAGCACGAAGTCATTGTTGTTGATAGTTAACGATGTCATCTGGTCGTTTCTCATCTTAAGCTCATATTGAAAATTTTGTGCCACGACTGGGCAAGAGAATCTATGCCAGATTTTTTGTTGAGATACTTGTGTTGGCGCAAGAGTGGCGTTCTCTTGACAGGTCAACACCCTATTGTCCCCTAGAAGTGCCCTGGCGGGGATAATGTCTGTATCATTGATTGCTGGAGTATCTTCGTTCACATACTCATTGCAACAATACTCCCCTGACGCAGTCCTTAAGGTAAGAAAGTCGACATACTTATTAGCAATCTGCTGGTTTGTGTCATAGTTTGGACAGAAGACTTTTGTTGTGATATTGAAATTTTGAATAACTGTAACCCTTCCACCCCCTAGATACTCCCCTCCAAATAATAATTGCACTGGTATGCTAAAGGTTCTAGTCCCAGGATCCCAAGAGAAAAGGTTTATAATGCCAGAATTGACAGACCTAACTTTGTACATAAATGGGTTGGTAACGGCATCATAGTTTAAAGCCTCAGGATTTAGTCCAGGGGCGCCATTTCCTAAAATCCCATCTATTTTTACCCAGTAGTCTCCAACAAAACTAAAATTATGATTTGGAACAGTAAAATCTGCTGCTCCATTTGGTGGTATAGGCCCAACCCCCTGCCCCGTGATATCAGTAATTGCTAGGCTATCACTATTTAATATTTGATTTCTTAATTGCACTATATGCACAAACCCCTGTTGATTCCCTGCAATGACATTTTGAGCTGATGGAATGATTGAATTAGGTGGGTAAAACCCAGGGATGGGAAGGTCTGTTGTATAGGTAGGATTAGAAACCTGAAATTTACCAAAACAAGTATAGGAATCATTGAAAATAGACCAAGACTCATTTCTGTAGTTATAGACAAGGACAGAATTATTAAAGATTTCTGACGTAAGAGCTGAATTAAGTTTTATATTAGTGAAGGCCCAATAGACTAGTTCGTTGACATAGTCCCTAATCCCATAGGCTCTTTGTGGAGATGTCTGGATCCCAAATGCCTGATCTGGGATTTTCTGATCTATCCTCTCCACTGAGTTTGAGTCGTCAACTGTAATCCCTAATGGACTAATTGATAGCACCCCATTGTCAAACATTACAGGAGATTGAGTGGAGTTACACCCCATGGTAGAGTCAATTTTCTGGAATACGAAAGGCTGCTCCTGATTCCCTGTATAAATAATCTTCCAACAGGATCTTTCAAGTTTAACAATAATAACGTCCTTGAATAACGCTACAGAGACGATGTGCTCATCTGTATAAAGATCATTATATCCACCTAGCCCAGGGAAAGGTTGCCAATTAGGGGCAACTGTTGGGTTTCCGACGTTGGCGCACCATCTGATCCTGTTTGGGTAATTTGTTGTTGTAAAGGCCGTATTTGTCCCTTCCCAGGTGTTGAATAGAAGTAAACTGTCTTTGAATGGACAGATACATCGACAGGTTTGTACAACGATAGGATCTGCTGCCGGAGTTATAACTGGATAGATATTAGTCCAGGTTGCCCCATTATAATATCTGATAGGATTCCCGGTAGCCCCATCTTTGAAATTGGTTGCCCAAAGGATGTTATTATTGGCTGCTGACTTCCAATATTGTGTCGTCCAAAATAACTTTGAATTGTTCCCACTCCAAGGGGTAGCAGGAGGAGTAGCTAGTTCAATAAAATAGTTATTAGGAGATGGTGACCATTTATAGGCATATTTCATGTCAAAAATAATGGTAGTCTCAAAATTTAGACTTATCTCCTCATATGACCCCATTCCCATGACTGGAAGGGCTGGGTAGTAGGAAAAATGGACAGTGATATTAGTTGCGGGTATGGCAGCAGCAAAATTTAGAACCATTTGCCCAGTGACGTAGTTTATTGTCCCAGGCAGGCCA